TATATTGGGCAGAGCATCAACATAGAGCAAAGATATAGAGAACATCTACGGAATTTTATAAATAAAAATCATTATCCAAAAATGATGGATGCATATCTCAAGTATGGTCAACCTGAATTAGATATATTATGTGAGTGTAACGTAGAAGACCTAAATGCTTTAGAGAATGAAGCAATTCAAATATTTGATAGCGTAAATAATGGATTTAATACAAATAGTAGGGCAGATCAGATGCCTGTATTATATGGTGAATCTAATGGATACTCAAAGTATAGCAATAATCAAATAATACAGGTAGCAAAACTATTGACAGAAGTAGGTAAGACTCATTCCGATATTAGTAATCTTACTGGTGTAAGTATCAGTACTATAAGACATATTTCTTGCTTAGAAGGCCATAATTGGCTAGCCGAGATAGAACCAGAAATATATAGTAAATTAATAAAATTAAAAGGTAGCAGAAAAACTGTTGCTAATAATACCTATAAATATCCAGATGTAATATCACCAGATGGGGTTGTTTATAGAGATATTCCAAATATATCTGCATTTTCAAAAGAGCATAGTTTAAATAATGGTAATTTTACTATGCTATTACAAGGTAAACGTAAGATACACAAAGGCTGGAGACTGTGCACTAATGGCTAAGAATACTAGGAACAGAATACCTGTCAAATGGATACGTGATAAAGCCAAGAGTGCGTACGAGAAAAAAGATCATTGTTATATCTGCGGAACCAATCAAGACTTAGAACTACACCACACCCATTCAGTTACTCTACTTTTAGAGCGTTGGATCGAAAAAACAGGTCGTGATTTTTCTTCTGATGAGGCAACCATAGCCAATAGAGAAGAATTTATTCAGCATCACCACAAAGAAATATATGATGATGTTTACACTCTTTGTGTAAATCATCATGTGGCTTTGCACGGAGTGTATGGAAAAGCACCGCCTCTTTCTACTGCTCAAAAGCAAGGAGTCTGGATAGAAACTCAAAAGGCTAAAGTAACACTGAACCCCGGCGACAGACCGAAAGTGGTCAGCGGAAGTTTTGGCGAATTTTATTGAGGACTGCGAATGAGCATTGTCAAAGATTTTAAAAGCTGGCTGATTACTAAATTTAATCCCGCCCAGTATGTAATCAGTCGTGACGAAGGCATCAATATCGGAACAGATGCCACATTGACGTACCTTCAAGCATACAATAAGTTAGAGACTGTAAACCGCGCTACCAACATGATTGTGAGTGCTTGCAGTAGTCTGGACTACGATGTTAAGGATTCAAAAGCAGATGCTGTTGTAGGCGGTATGAGGCAAAAGAGTTTGATCAAACTCTTAAACTATACTCCCAACCCCTATCAGAGCGCTCAGGACTTCAGAACCAACATCTTTACTGACTTTGTATTAGAAGGCAACATTTTTATATACTGGGACGGTGCTCACCTTTACCACTTGCCCGCTAGCAACGTAGAGATTGACACAGATCCTAAAATCTATGTAAAGAGCTATACCTATAACAGTGAGGTAAAGTTCAGGCCAGATGAGATAATCCACATTAAAGAATTGAGCAGTACCTCAATCTATCGTGGTACCAGTCGACTGGCCTCAGCCGATCGCAACATCAAAATCATGTACAAGATGCAGACATTTCAGGAACAGTTCTTTGAAAATGGAGCCGTCACTGGTTTAATCTTGACCTCAGAGAATACTCTGTCACAGCAAGCCAAAGAACGAACAATCCAAAACTGGAGAACTCAGTATTCACCCAAGAACGGTGCCAAAAAGCCCATGATCTTGGATTCAGGGTTGAAGCCTTGGGGCGAGTTCTCCGACTCATTCAAAGACATGGATTTTGACAATTCTATCAAAACCCATGACACAAAGATCCTAAAAAGCCTGGGTGTGCCACCCATCCTGCTCGACGGCGGCAACAACGCAAACATTGCACCCAATCTGAGACTGTTCTACTTGGAGACTGTGATTCCCATAGTAACACGTTATGTCAGTGCAATGGAAAGATTTTTTGGGTACGACGTTGAGGCTGTAACTTCGACCGTATCCGCACTGCAGCCCGAATTGAAAGATGTGGCTGCTTACTATACCACTCTGGTCAACGGCGGAGTAATTTCTCCAAATGAAGCCAGGTTGGAACTACGCTATGAGACCAAGCCTGGTCATGATGACCTACGAGTACCAGCAAATATTGCTGGCTCAGCCGCAAATCCCAGCGTAGGAGGAGCGCCTCGTCGCACTCCACAAAATTAAGGTAAGGAGCCTATGAAAGATAAAGTACTACACTTAAATAGTGCTTTTTCCATCAAAGCTGCAGACAGCGCCGACAGTTCTATCTACATCGAAGGGTACGCCAGTACTGTGGACGTAGATCGTCAAGGCGATGTAGTTCCCACAAGTGTGTGGGAAAAAGGAATGCAGAACTACCTAAAGAATCCAGTTATTCTGGCCTACCACGATCACAATAATCCGATCGGACGTATGACAGAGCACAAGACGGATGGTAGGGGTTTGTGGATAAAAGCAAGAATTTCAACGGCTGCAAAGCAATTCCAACTTATTAAAGACGGAGTTCTTACAGCTTTCTCTATCGGCTTCAGGGTGTTGGATGCTGAGTACAACTCAGCGGCTGAAGTGTTTTTAATCAAGGACTTGGAATTGGTGGAGATTTCCGTCGTTTCAGTTCCTGCAAATCAAAATACTCTTTTTGATCTATCAAAAGCATTTGACAATGCTGAAGAATACAAGCGTTATAAAGAGCAATTTGCAACTCAAGGCCAATCAGCTAAAGGGCTAGAGTGTTCTACAGAAGCAGATCGCGATGTTAAAAAGGAATGGAATATGAATCCAGAAGAAATCAAGCAAATGCTTGCCCAAGCCGCTCGTGAAGCTGCCGAACAAGCTACCAAGGCTCTAGAAGCCCGTCAACAAGCCGAAGCTCAAGCCAAGGCACAAGAAATCGCCCGTCAGGCTGAGATCGATACACGCGTTAAGGCCGCTGTAGAAGCTCATGTCCAGGTTGGCCAGACTGGAGCTGAAAAGCTACTAGCCGAAGTTGAGAAGCGCTTTGAAACTGAGCGTGCCGCTCAGAAGAGTGCTCTAGAAGGTCTAGAGTCTGTTCTAAAGGAAAAGGCCGACGAATTGAAGGCTCTGCAGACTTCAAAGATGGCTTTTGGCGACAAGTCAAAGGGTGATAGCACCTCCTACAAGGAGCGTGAACTAGCAGTGTTACTATCAAAGGTAACTGGCAAGTCTCTCGAGTCTACACGTTATGGTAAGACTATCGTTGAGAAGGCCGGTGGTCACCTAGGTGGTGGTAGCAATACAACTGGTATTATCACTGCTCCTAATTCTCAGTGGGAAACCGAAGTTTCCACAAACATGGAAGAAGAAGTACGTCGTCGTCTAGTAATGGCTCCTCTAATGAGAAGCGTAGCCATGCAGACCAACGTTATGAGAATGCCTCTAAATCCAGAAGCTGGTGCAGCTACTTGGGTTATCAACAGTGATTTTGGTAATAGTAACAACAACAGCTCCGGTAGTACAGCTACTCATGTACTAAAGGAAGTTACTCTAAATTCATTCAAGGTAGCCACACGCGAGTATATGGCCCTTGAAGAAGAAGAGGATTCAATCCTAGTTCTACTACCTATCGTTCGTGATGCTATGCTACGCCGTGTTGCACGTGCTGTAGATGCAGCTTTCATCAACGGTGCTGGCAGTGGCAGCGACCCAGTCAAGGGTATTGCTATGTTTGACACAGCTTCAGCTGTTCAGATCGATAGTAGCAACCCTGTAACTATCGCCAAGATGAGAGCTCTTCGCAAGGATCTCGGAGCTTGGGGCTTAGAGCCTTCAGAGTTGGTTTATGTAGTTAACACAGAAACATACTACAACCTACTAGACGACACCAACTTCATGACTGTTGACAAGGTAGGCGATCGCGCTACATTGCTAACTGGTCAAATTGGTACCATTGCCAACACACCAGTAGTTGTAAGCGGCGAAATGCCAGCAATCGCTGAAGCAGCTGATGGCGCCGGCACAAACATTGCAGCCTTCTGCTTTGCACCTGCCAACTTCTTAGTAGGCAACCAGCGTGGTCTACGTGTTGATACTGACGTATTGACAGAGCGTCAGAGCCGTGTACTAGTAGCTTCACTACGTACTGGTCTAACACAGTTGACAACTAACCTAGGACCTGCAGTAAGCACCCTACGTTACGTTAACGGAGCGACCTGATATTAATAAAACTGGGGACTTTGGTCCCCGGTTTTTCCAAAGGGTTGTGTCAATCCTTTGGAAAAACTATAAGGAGTGTGTAATGGGTGCAAACTTAATAACCTTACAAGAATACAAAGCTTATGAAGGTATCACCAGTACCACCCAAGATGTAGAGATCGCAACAATCATCCCCAAAGTCTCAGAGTTTGTTAAGAACATTTGCCGTCGCACTTTTGTGGACTGGGTTGATGATGCCAAGACTGAGGTACTGAACGGCGGAACTTGTTTGTTATTAGGCGAAGCGCCTATTATAGCTATCTCAGGGGTTGAAAAATCAGAGAATTATGGTCAGAGCTATACTGACTTGGTAGAGTTCTCAGACTGGGTGTTGGACAGTGAAAACCAGCAGATACTACCCATTAACAGAACTGAGTTTCCCTATTTAATCAACGGCTATCGCATCACCTACACAGCTGGTTATGGGATGATCCCAGAAGACTTGAAGTTAGCAGTATTAGACTTGGTTACCTATTACATGAAAAATCAAGGTGCTGTACAGAGTCAAATTGCGGTTACCACAGGAAATGCTCAGGTTCAGTATCTCAACCAGAGCAATCTGCCTGGTCATATCAAACGGGTCTTAGACCTCTACGTATTGAATTATAACTGATATGAGTGCACAAGACCTATTAAGTAGAATAAAATCAAGGCTACCAGATTTAGCAGCCAAGATAGAAAAAGATTATAGACCAGATTTAGATGCAAAAATATCAATATTAGATCTTAGCTATAATGCTCTTTTGGTGAATGTATACAGAGGAAAGAAACTTTCCAACAGAGAGCTTGATGCGTATAATAATATTTATGCCACTCTAGTAGAAGTAATAAGAGCAGCATGCAGTAAAAAAACTTTTGCTACACTAGAAGATCCCCAATTTTTACCCTTGTTTAATAGAAAACAAAGTGTTGGTCCGATACTTATTGATAATGGCAAAGATGATATATTTGTAATTGGAAAAAATTTTAGTGCAATTAGAGAATTTGTTACAAAATATATTTCAAGAAACCCAAAGTTAAAAGCCTCTAGATTTGGTGAAAAAACACTTTTTGATCCTGTTAAAAATCAAAAAGGAATATCTACAGGTGACTACAAACGTACAACAAAAAGTAAGGTAGATATAGGTCACATACCTACAGCAGAAAATGAAAATTTGGTAAGCCCGTTAGAGTCCAAAATACAATCAGTATTGGAATATGGAATATCTTCAGGAAGTAGTAAAATACAAAGCATAGCTAAAAACGCGTTGGATACATTGTATAAAGTACAAGCAGATATTGCATACAACTTTAAAAATACTGCACCAGAAGCAATTGAACGCGCTCAAAAAATATTAGGTACTGGATATATTGTATTAACTTTACACACAGATAGAAAAAACAATCAATTTGCGGTATTAGAAAAGCGAATATACGATAAACTTTTAGCAGAACTAGCACTTAGTTTAAAATTAGATACTGTGTCTGGTTCTAATACTATCAGACAAGATATAAAAGAGGGTTTAATAAATATATTGCTTGCTAAAGGAAAAAAGTTAACAAGACATAAACCGCAACAAGGTAAAATAGGTATAAAAGTAAAGTCTAATACTTCTATACAGACCGTAAAGCCTACACTGCCAGATGTTAGATTTTACAGAACACTACAACTGTCTCCGACTAGTTTAGCTAGTTTAATGATGCAAATAAATTCTAATCTGCACGATCAGTTGAAGAAAAACATGGGCACCGGTAATAGTAAAAACGTATTAAATTATCGTTCAGGCCGATTTGCCAAATCTGTAGAAGTAGAAAAACTTTCAGAAAGCCGTCAGGGGGCCCTCACAGCTTTCTACAGTTACATGAAGTATCCCTATGCCACATTCTCCCGTGGTGGCCAACAGGACAGACCATATACCCGTGACCCTAAGACCTTGATTTCCAAAAGTATTAGAGAATTGGCAGGGCAGCAGGTAGCCAACCGAATGAGGGCTGTAAATGTCTAGAAGAACCAGTATAGTATCTGCTCTTGCAGAAAAATTTAAAAGCATAAATGGAACTGGTATATACAAGACAAATCTTAATGACTGTGCATATCCAAAACTGGTATTCTGGACAGAGACCAACAACTTTCCATCTGTGTACGTAACACCAGGTTCAGAAGTCAGGGAGTACCTACCAGGAGATTTTAAATGGGGCTTTTTAGGGGTATCTATAAAAGTCTACTGCAAGGGTGACGAAGCCCAAGAACAGTTAGAAGCCCTTTTAGAAGACGTAGAGAACTGTGTAGATAAGAACCGGGTATTGGTCTACGACGCCACCCTTGGGTGGGAAACCACAGAAATTTTGGTAACCAGCATAACCACAGACGAGGGTTTGCTAGCTCCGTACGCAGTCGGAGAAATTAATCTACAGATCAGATACGAGATTATGTAGAATCAGTGTCTAATCATCAACAACAGATAAATGTCTAGTTAAGGTGATAACAACACACAGCCTTAAAGGAAAAAAATTATGGCAGTTAATTTAATTAGAGGTGCTAGAGTATTTTTTACTACAGTACTAGATGGAAGCAACAGGATCGCCCCAGCTACAGCCCGTTCTGCAGCTGACACATTTGAACTACAACCCCTAGACGGTATGAGCTTTAGCCAAAATACCACTCTAGACACAGTTACTCTCAACGAGGCGGGCAGCACACCCAGCCGCGGTCAAAGAAGCTTTGCAACTGCTCTAGAAGCAGGTGACTGGAGCATCTCTACCTATGTACGTCCCAAAATGTTTGAAGGCGGAGCAGTAGCTGCCGGGCTTGACATTGGTGACTTTGTGCGACCAGAAGAAGCCTGCCTGTGGAATGCTATGTTTGGTTATACCAACGTAGACTTGAGCAGTGCCTCAGCTCTTGCAACTACAACTGGACAAGCCTACACCGAAACAGCCGCAGTCGACTCTACCAGTGTTCCCTCAGCTCAAGTTCGCCTAACACAGAGTAATAGAAATCAGCTATTACGTTTTGGCTTGATTATTGTGTTTGACGACACAACTGTGTTGCTACACAATTGCGTTATTGACCAGGCCTCAGTTGACTTTGGTATCGATCAAATTGGTACTATTGCCTGGACAGGCAAAGTTGCAGAAGTTCAAGTGGTTACATCTTCAACAACAGCAACAACCACTGGTACCAGCCCCAGCTTGTCCGGTAGTTTTAGTGGTAGCGCTTCAGGGATTAATGGTAGCTACAAGCCAAAAGATGCCACATGCAAGTACATCACAAACCGTTTGAGTACTGTACAATTGTCATCTACAGCTAGCAAGTACGGTCAAAGTGCTGTTGATTATACCTTTGCTATTACTGGTGGCAATATTACTTTTGCCAATAACGTTACTTACCTAACACCAGCAGTAATGGGCACAGTTAACAAGCCCATTGATTACTTCGTAGGTACCAGAGCTATCACTGGCAGTTTAACAGCCTACTTGAGAACGGGTAGCACAAACACCGCTCAACTATTGAGTACTCTGCTTACACAGGCCAATACCTATGACCAAAACCAGTTTAATGTCAAACTGGGCATGGGTGGTAGTGTAAACGCTCCTACTTCTACAACCATGGAAAACAAGGTAATCTTTGAACTACCCTCAGCCATGTTGCAGATTCCTCAGATCAGTACAGAGCAGGTAATTTCTACTAGCATCAACTTTACAGCTCAAGGTGCCAACGCCGGGACCTACGATATTGAGCAAAATAACGAAGCTACTATTACTTACTACTCCTCTCCAGCAGTTTAATATTTAACCTAGGGCTGAGCAAACCGCTCAGCCCTTCAACAAGAAGGTAAAGATGTCAATTACTAGTATTAAAACTCTTATTGTACCAAACAAGACAGTGGAAACTGAGTTTCCTGGCTTGATGGGCTTTAAAATCAAACTGTGTTTTTTGAGTCGTGAGACACTGACCAGTATCCGCAAGAAGAGCACCAAAACTGTGTTCAAAAATCGTCAGACAACAGAAGATTTTGACGAAGACGTGTTCCTACAATTGTACGTTCAAAACACAATCAAGGGCTGGACTGGCCTAACACTAACACACCTGTCAACGCTTCTTCCCATTGAGTTGGGCGACCAAGATCCCCAAACCTTGGTAGACTTCTCTGACGAGAACGCACTGAGTTTGATGAAGAACAGCTCAAACTTTGATAGTTTTATTACCGAACAGGTCACAGATCTGGGAAACTTTTAACTGACCAGAACCACATCATTTCTAACTCCATAAAGAGTTACTTTCAAAACTCCAGTATTGGCATGACCAAAGATACCTACTTTGAAATGTGTGAGATGATGGGTACTGGTGTTTTTGAAGAAGAAATCCCTGTTGAGTTGAACGATTTTCCAGAAGAGGTTCAAACTGCTTTTGAGGTCTACCAAGTATTGCAAGATCACTGGGAAGGCATGAGCGGTACCTATATGGGAAAGAATCTGACTGGTGTTAAAGATATTTTAGATATTTATGAAGTTGAACACACGGACAGAAAACTAATACTAAAGTTCATCAACCTGATAGATCGCGAACGTATGATTCAATACGACACCAAGCGAAAACAGGAAGACAGTTTAAAGTCCTCAAAAAGCCCGCCTTAATGGTGGGCTTTTTTATTTTTGGTTTGACGGAACTATGCTTAAGTGGTATAATTAGAGCTAATTGAATAGGCACGTAATTTTTTGTGCCCACCCCATAAGGGAGATGTTATGGCAGACGTAAAAATTGATATGGTATTGGCCGATGGCGGATCCATCAACAAAAAAACAGGCGAGACAAAAGCACTTAACAGTGAGTTAACAAAAACTCAGAAACTTTCATCTAGAGCTTTAGCAGGTGAAAGTGGCACCATGTCTGGTCAAAAGGTGGCCGAATATGGTCGTAGTCGTGCAACTGTTGGCACAGGAGCGGAAGCTAGAGATTTTGCTAAGCAGTCTGAGGGCTTAAGCGGATTAGTTCGTCTGTACGCGGTATACGCGGCCAATTTATATGCTGCTGGAGCCGCTTTTACCGCACTTAGTCAAGCGATGGATACCTCTAACATGATTCGGGCTATGAATCAATTAGGTTCAGTTAGTGGCATAGCACTAGGCAGCCTTGCACAGCGGTTTGTTGAAACTGCAGACGGGGCCATTAGCTTAAGAGAAGCAATGGAAGCCGTAACAAAGAGTACAGCAGCCGGGCTTTCTGGAAAACAGTTATTACAAATTTCTGAAATAGCCAAAAAAGCATCACAGTCTCTAGGTGTAGCAATGCCGGATGCTATTAGTAGATTGACAAGAGGTATTGTTAAACTAGAGCCAGAACTATTAGACGAACTAGGCTTATTTACAAAAATAGGGCCTGCAACTGAAGAATACGCTAGAAAGATAGGTAAAACTACTTCGGCTTTAACAGACTTTGAAAGAAGACAGGCTTTTGCCAATGCGGTAATAACTGAAGGAATAGATAAATTTTCAGCAGTAGATATACCAGCTAACCCCTATACAAAATTATTAGCTACTTTAAAAGATTTAAGCCAAACAGCCCTATCACTAGTTAATACAGTCCTAACGCCTCTAGTTAATGTATTAAACAGCAATCCAACAGCTTTGGCCTTACTAATAGCGGGTATTGGTGCCAGTATTATTCGTAGTGCAATACCAGCACTTGGAAGCTATAAAGAAGCTCTCCGTGACATGACTGCAGAAACACAGAAACAGACCAGAAGAAGAGCAGAGATAGCACAAAGAGCATTGGAGGCCCAAAGAGGTATAACTTCAAAAGAAATACTAGCAGAAAAAGATAAAGTAGCTGCAATAAGAGACCTGCAATTAGATGCGGCCGAAGGTGCTTTAAAACAGGTAAGTAAAAAAGGCTTACCAAAAGATGTTCGTCAAATACTACGGAAAGACGTACTGTCTATCGATGACAAGGACTTAGCCAAACTAACAGCTCTCGGTAGAGGAAATGATCAAGTAGCTCTATCATATCAAAAATTAACTCAAGCAATTATATCTGCAAAACAGGCAAACCAGCAATACTTTGATACAAGTAGCCGATTATCTGCAGCAGAAAAAGCACCGGCCCCTAGAGGCTCTGCCGCGTGGTTCTTGGCCCAAGAGGCAGAGGCAGGCCGTCAAAAAGGTGCAAGGTTTGGTAGAATAAGTGATACTGTTGAAACCACTCAGACCAAGGGTATGGGAGCAGCTTTTTCCGAACTGTCACAAGGTATAAAAGAAGACAAGTTAGGAAAATTTAATACTGCTGTAACCGGAGTAGTAGGTGCTATAAGTATATTAGGAACTAAAATAGTTCAAGTAGGTGGATTTTTACTTAGATTTCTACTTGGTCCTATCGGTTTAGCTATTGCAGCATACCAAACCTTAGATATGTTGTTTAGTACAAACACTCAACAACTAGATGCTTTTAATGGGGCTATAGACAACTCAGCTAAAGTAGTTGACAATGCGACCGAAGTACAGAAAAAATATGGTTCTTCATTAACAGTTGAATCACTACAAGCAAAAACAAGAAGTTTAACTGACCTTTCCGACGCGGTAGGGGAATTATCCAAAAAGTTTGCAGAAGTAGAACAAAACTCCAGTTGGTTTGATAAAGCAACTAATTGGGTTAAAGGCTTATTTGGATATGGCATAGCAGATAAATTTGCAGAAAGTCTCAGTAAGTCGACCATGGCTTCTATAGGTAATATATTTTCTGATGACTTAGCAAAATCCACAAAGCAAAAAATCGCAGATGCCATAGGGATAGATGGAGATTTAACCCAGAAAAAACTGGAAGATGGCTTAAAGAAAGTTAAAGACCGCACAGTAGCTGACAAAATCAAAAAGATTATTGACGAAGCAAATAAAGAGCAACAAGAAATTGCCAGACCCATATTTAATCTACAAGAAAATTTAACTAACTTGGAAAAATCTTATCAAGATCTAAACAATACATTTAATATAACAGACCCATTAGCTAAATTTGCAGTACAATCTATAGGTGCCGCAAATAGTATTCTAGAAAGCTTGCAAGATGTTAATACTGCTGCTGCTACACTACAAAAATTGTCTGAAAACAGTAGTAAACTAAAGTTATTTGGACCAGAAGTACAGCAAAATATACAAGAAGCGGCAGGGTTGGTCGCTAGTATGACTGCAGAAATGCAAAAACAGCAACAAATTCAGCAAACTCTAGCTATTGCTTTAAATAATCCAAACTTGCAGCAGGGCGACAGACAGAACCTACAAGGTCAGTATAATCAAGTAAGCTCTTTAATTTCTTCCTTTCAGACTAATATTAGATCTACTATTAGTAATATTGGGACTTCTCTTGGTAGAACAATAGTAGACGGTGCAAAAGTACTAAATAGAGGAATTGACACGGCCCTTAAACAAGGAGCTATAGGCCTTAATAAGTCCATTCTAGATTCTTTACCTAAAACACCTGAAATAATCAGAGAATCTATTAAATTAGAATTACAGTCTATTGATTTACGTAAACAGGAATTGTCTGAAACAAAACGACTTATTGATTCAATAGAGAAGAACACTATTTCGACTAATTTAAGAACTGCTGAAACTGATCTAAAGACTTTAACTTCTATGACAGGGCCCCTGTCCTCAGAACAAGAAAAAGAAAAAGATAAACTAACCACTTTAGTAACAAATTTACAACAGCAACTAACAGCCTATACAAATCCCAGGTCTTTAAGAGGTGTTCAAGTAACCCAAGAAACAGCTAATATTTTGGGACGACAGGGCACTTATAATAGGCAAATGCAAGAACTGACAAATCAGCAAGGCGGAACAATTATAAAAGGTTTTATTGATGTTTTTAACTCTACTACAGAACAGTTAAGAAAAGAAGCCGAATCCGCAATACGTCTACAAGAAGAAAGAAATAGACAGTATTTTAATTCCGCAGAATTTGCTCAGATGAATCTAGAAGAACAGGGATTCGAGAGACTGAAGAGAGAGCAAGAAGTAGAAAGAGGCAGAAGTAGACTAGAAACGCTAGGATTAGAAAGGCAGCAAAAATTGCCTGATTACTTGAGAGAAGAGATAAGAAAGACTCCTGCAGAAAAGGGAAGACCCACAATTTCTGAATCCGCAATCTCTATAGGCATGGGTGCTGCCCAATCAGCAGCACAAGCAGCCAAAAGCGAACAAGAGGCTTTAGAAGCTATTCAAAAATTACGATTACAAAATACAGAAACTGAAAGAACAAAACAAATATTATCAGAAGCAGACTTAAGAGTCCTAGAAAACACCAAGCAGGTAGCAGATAGTATTTTTAGAATCAACACAGAAGATCTAGCGTCTAGCAGACAGCAAATTGATATAGACACCCAAAATCTAGAAACTAGAAAACAACTAGGGCTACTCACTGAACAAGAGTACAATGCTCAGCAAAGACTACTACAAGCCAGAACTAGAGATCAAGACTTTGAAGAACAAAAGCTAAACATAAGAAAACAAAGACTAGAAGAATTATTAGAAATAGATAAGAAGTTAGCAGATCCGAAGGCAACAGGCGAAGAAAAAACAAGATTAGAAGACAGTAGAAGGGCTGCAGAATCATATTATGATCGCTTAATTCAACGAGAAACTGACCTCTACAATTCAAAACAGAAAAACGATGAGATGTTAAAACAGTTTTCTGACCGTCAGTTAGCCTATAGCAAAATTTTTGAAAACGCATTTGACCAAATGGCCGACGCCATAGTGGAATTTGCCAGAACCGGCAAATTGAACTTCAAAGACTTGATCAACTCAATGTTGGCCGATCTCTTACGATATGAATTGAAGCTGCAGATGATGGACATGTACAAGGCAGCTCGTCCTGGTATAATGAACTTTATTGGTAGCCTGTTTGGAGCTAGTAGCGGATCAGGAGCAACAGCCGGCTCAATAGGTTTTGGAATGCCCAGTGGTGTAGCCTTAGCCAAAGGCGGCGCTTTTACTGATGGGGGCATAAAGAAGTACGCCAAAGGCGGTACTTTCACCAACTCAATAGTTGATAGTCCTACCCTGTTCAAGTTTGCCAAGGGCACCGGTTTAATGGGTGAAGCCGGCCCTGAAGCGATCATGCCCTTGAAGCGTGATTCACAGGGCAACCTGGGTGTACGCGGTGGAGCTGGAGGCAACGTAGAGGTAGTTGTCAACAACTATAGTTCAGAGAAGGCCGAAGCTCGTGAAACCACGGATAGTCGTGGAAATCGTCGAATAGAGGTAGTCGTAGGCGACATGACTGCAGGTGAAGTCACTCGTGGTGGCAGTTCAACAAATCGCGCCATTCGTAACACCTTTGGCATGAGTCCTCAACTAATAAGGAGATAATATGGCGTATAGCATAGTCTGGCCATCAACACTTCCCCAAGTACCCCAAAAGGGCTACACTGAAACAGGCGGAGTATTAGTGGTCAGAACTCCCACAGACAGTGGACCAGCTAAAATGAGGAAACGTGGTAATCGTCCACAAACCCTTAATGTGCAATTTTTAATGACCACCGCCCAAGTTTCCCTATTAGAAACCTTTGTTAAAACCACCATTCAAGGTACAGTTCGCTTTGGATTTCCACACCCTCGTCTGGGTGTGGTGTCTGAAGTGCGTATAGTTCCACAGGGTGAGGGTGAGTACTATACACTGAGCTATGTAGCACCTGGCTACTACTCAGTTAACCTAGCACTAGAAGTATTACCATGACCAGAATGACCTCTATGAGTGGGGATGCCATCAGGACCCTGTTCTCCACAGAAACCATCAGTGATCTTGCCACACTAGTAACTTTTACTGATGAAACAGTTGTACAATCAACCGGTATTGTAGCCGGTAACAGCTATATAATAACCAGTACTGGAACTACTAACTTTATCAGTATCGGTAGCACTTCTAACACAGTAGGCACAGTGTTTGTGGCTACAGGTCCTGGAAGTGGAACAGGCACAGCCAACTTGGTGATCTTGTTGAGTGACAGCTATACTGGTATTTACAGTAATGTTCCAGCTGCTGCTAGTACACTAGTGGCGGGTAAAACCTACAAGATTGCCACTGCTGGCAATACTGTGTGGACCGATCTTGGTAGCAGTTCCAACACTGCTGGCACAGTCTTTATTGCCTCGGGTGTGGGTAGCGGAACCGGCACGGTGTTTAGTTATAGTGAGAGGTTGAGCGAAACCACCACTGATATAACCTATGGTATTATCAGTGGTGGTAAAAAATACACCTTTTTACCACTGGAGATTACGTTACCACAAGAAGACGAAGCACAAGCTCCGCGTTGCAGTATAGTAATCCGTGATGTTACTCGTTATATTGTTCCAGTCATCAGAAATCTAACCAGTCCTCCAAAGGTTAAATTGGAGTTGGTGTTGACCACTTCACCAGATGTAGTAGAGGTCAGTTTTGATGGGTTCTACGTAACCAACTTTAGTTACAATCGCGATCAGGTAACTTGTGACTTGCAAATGGTAAACTACGAACGTGAGCCATTTCCAGTGCACAGTTTTAGTCCCAAATACTTTCCAGGATTATTTTAATGTGGTCAAATAAATACTTAGGCATACCCTACCTTCACCACGGTCGTGATGAAACCGGCATTGATTGCTGGGGATTGGTGCGACTGGTCTATAAGCAAGAGTACAACATTGATCTTCCTAGCTTTGTTGATAGCTACTTGGAAGACGACAGGATTCGCAGTGAAGAACTGATTGCCCAGTATCGCGAAGGCTGGGAAGAGCTGGATGCTCCACAAGAGGGTTGTGTGGTTGTACTTCGAGTAATGGGGCACTTGAGCCATGTGGGAGTCTGCATCAACGAGCGCCAGTTCTTGCACGCCCAAGAGGGCAGTGGTAGCTCGGTACAAGACTTTGATGGAGTAAAGTGGTCTCGCAGAGTGAGTGGGTTCTACCGCTATCGTGAGGTCGCAGGTGCGGTACTTAATGCTGTACCACACCCACTCAAGACCGAGCGTGTGGTAATGGCTATTGTGCCGGGTACTAACCTGGAAGAACTTTATACACAAGTAAAACAAAAAGTAGAAGTATCCCCAACCTTAGAAAAAACCATTCATATTTTTGTTAATGGTGTGTTAATACCCCGAGTGGCTTGGACTAGTACCGTACTCAAAAGTTCTGATGTTGTAGAGTATCGTTCTGTGCCTGGCAAAGAAACAGTAAGAATTGCACTAGTTTTAGTAGCAGCCTACTATTTAGGACCTTTAGGGGCAGAGCTGGGTGCTAATATGGCTGTAGCTTTAGAGTTAGGTACAGCTGGTACTAACTTCCTAATAGCGGCCGGCCAAGCAGCTGGATACCTTGCAGCCGCTGCATTGGTTAATGTTGTACTTCCAATCCGACCACCCACTCAAAATGATCCTGGCAGTACAACAGCTGAATTGATGGTAAACGGTGGGCAAAACCAAGCCACCCCTTATGGAGCAGTTCCAGTGGTGTTGGGCAAGGTGCGCATGACGCCTCCACTGTGTATGAACAGTTTTGTTACATTTGACAATGTGGCCGGCAAGAGCACCGCCTTTTTAAACATGGTGTTGGCTTGGGGTTATGGACCGCTGAGCATAAATGAAACCAGCTTTAGGGTAGGCAAAGCAGACCTGATGGACTACGACAACGTAACTCAAGAAACCATCGCCTACTTTCCCAGTGCTCCGTTAGCAGCCGAAATAGCTGCATTCAATACCATTGCTGCAGGCGATGTGGTGCAAAACTACAGTGGTTTGGAGTTAGTACAGAACTACAAGTCTGTTGCCAAAGACGTTACACAGGCCGAGTGGAATACCACTTACGGTGGTGACAACAACGGCACCTATTTTATGCGGCAGAAAAACTTTGATGGTAACTATGCCGACACCGTGTACAGGTCTGTGTGGAGCAACTACTCAGAAACAGTTTTAACACGTCCAGATCCAGACACTGAAGTTTTCAAAACCAACGAAGTATTAACATCAGAGGTCTATACACTAGCTGACTGGGTCGAGAGCACTTTTAACCAACAATTGGATCAAGTTACTGTTGCTATTGGTTTCCCACAAGGACTTCGTAAAATAAAGGTAAAAAGTGGCAGCACAGAAACCACCTCTGTGTCTTTTGAGGTACAATCTCGATACAGAAACTCAACCAACACAGCTTGGTTGAGCTGGCCCTCAACTGGAACAACCATCACAGTTACACGCAATGAAAAAGACGGCTTTACTTATACCCAAAAGTTTGACCTTGACAAAACTCAATTAGGCACACAATTCCGAATTCGTCGTACAACTGACACCAACAGTGAACCCAACGCAGATGACCGGTTGAGTCATGTCAGTGTACTTCACTCCTTTACTGGTTACTACAGCGATCCTCTATACCCGCCCCACACCTGGGCACCTACACGTCCAACCACTACAACAGTGGCAAAAACAGCGTTTCGTGTACAAGCCACAGATCAGCTGAACGGCAACATAGAGGGTATTAGTGCAATTATACAAACCGTAGCAAAAGTGTGGAACGGTAGTAACTGGAATACGCTGGCACCTACAAGCAACCCAGCCGCACTGTTTTTATATGTATTAACCCACCCAGCCAATCCTCAGAGGGTAGAAGAAGCGGATATTTCTTCCAAAGTAGACTTGGTAAAACTGCAGTACTGGTACGACTACTGCGAAAATTACCAAGCCAAAACCTCCAGTGGAAATGTTACACAGAAACTGGAGTACAACAGTGTTTTGGGTAGCCAAAAGAGTGTTTTGGAGGTACTACGAGACATTTGTGCAGCCGGTCGTGGTAGTCCAGCCCTCAAAGACGGCAAGTGGACAGTCACCATTGATGAGCCACAAAGTGTAGTGGTCCAACACTTTACACCCCACAACAGCTGGGGCTTTGAGAGTGTTAAAGCTCTACCCAAGTATCCCAACGCCTTTAAAGTACAGTACTACAACGAAGATAAGAACTATCAACAAGATGAAATAATACTACCAGCAGCTGGTTATACAAAAGACACAGCTGAACTGTTTGAAACCATTACACTGCCCGGCATAACAAACGAGGTACTAGCAGACGACTTTGGTCGCTGGCACTATGCTCAAATTAAACTTAGACCAGAGGTCTATACACTCAACACAGACATAGAGTACTTGGTGTGTAACCGCGGCGATCGTGTAAAGGTGTTGCACGACGTACCCATGTGGGGGTTGCAGAGTGGCAGAATTAAAAACCGGCTGAACTCAGATATATTTGAATTAGACGAAGAACTTCCCATCACAGAAAACCAGAATTATACGATCCGTTTTCGTGGTGTAAGCAACACAGGGACCGGAACAAATCAGGTATTGAATACAGAACGTCAGGTAAAAACAACATTTGACCTAACTGGTTATAGTGCTGGTGGTGGAAACGTTACCTTAACGATTGGGACCCACCCACTACAGGTAGGGGACAGGGTTGCAGTGGTAGTAACAGGTGTTGCTACTGCTTCAACAACACTTGCCGTAATCAATCAGGTAACTGCCACTACAATACGCTATGGTCTTATTAACAGTGGTTTTGCAACCACAACAGCCGCAACAGGTACTGTAAAGTTAAAAGATGGTTATTACACAAAAGTACAAACTACCACTAACACAACACAATACGAAGCTGCAAGCGGTGACTTGTTCATGTTTGGTAAACTTCAACAGGAGTCACAAGACCTTGTTGTAATATCTATTGAACCCACCAACGGTGCTAAAAATGCCAGGTTAACACTGGTAGACTATGGCGTACAGGCAGCAGTAAGTGGTGTTACAGCCGGATACAACATATTTACAGATTACTACAACTACACTGGTCTAGCCTACTACAGTAATATTACTGACACTCCTGTTCTACAAATAGATGACATAGGAGACAAAAAGCCTGAAATACTGAGTGAACGTATTGTAAGTAACGAGTCAGTAATGACAAAGGTAGCCGACAATACTTTTATCTTTGCTATTCGTGTACCATTTGTTCAAGACTTGACCCTTCCACCTACAGTTACTCATGTAGAAGGTCAAATAGATCAAGACGGTAATAATGTTTCCTACAAGCGTGCTCTTACGGAAATCGATAAAACCAGTATTACCTTTAATGATGTAGAACAGGGCAAAGCCTATAGGGTCAGGCTGAGGTATGTGGACTCACAAGGTAGAGTGGGTGGATGGACTGAGTGGGTAACGCACACTGTAATAGGCATGTTTTCTCCACCACCAGATGTAACCAATTTTAGCTATTTGGCTCAACCTGGTGGTATTAAATTTGACTGGGATAAACCAGACGTAGTAGACTACAAAACCACAATTATTAAAGACATAACTGGTGAAACCTGGGCAACCGGTACTACTCTATTTGAAGGCAATGTTACCACTTGGACTTGGACCGATGTAGCTACTAATAACTATGTTATTGCAGCACGCCACTTAGATCAAGCCGACCTATTGAGCAGCAATAATAGCACACTGAACATTAGCTATATAGCTCTGGACTTGGCAAGTGTAAAAGTTGAATTGGACAACGACACCCACAACATACCAGCAAAAGCAGACGGCACAAGCCCTGTACTGACCCTGAGCGGTACAGAGATAGAAGTATATCAAGGTGGATCTTTATTAAAATATGATGCTACAGGTACTGCAGCTGGACGCTGGAGAATAGTGAGTGCAGTGGGTACCAATTGTACTCCTGGAACTATTGGTTCTGTAATCAACGCTGTTAGTGGCGATGACAAGGCTGTACTAGCGGACTTGGCGAGTTTTTCAACTACACAAGACACTGGCCAGATACTATTCACTATTAGTGGAAAAACAACTACTGGTGTGGTTTTTACTACAACCAAAACTCAAACTTTTGCAAAAGTAAAAAATGCTCAGGACAGTACTATCTATAGAATTGTACTGAGTACTAAAGCAGTCTACAAAAATAGTCCAGATAACACCACAGTCGGTCCTTTTAATGAAATAAAAGGCAGTGCCAAAAAATATGTTGGTAATACTGTTACTAACTTTGGATACTTGGGCGTTACTCCTTATATAGGAGCTACCCCCGGTACTGAAAGTAGAGTATTTGTTGGTGGTGGAGATGGAGTAGTCTTTAGTCCTAGTGCCAGCGATCAGAGTACAAAGTTCGTTGTAAGACTGTATGAAACCAATACCAGTACTACAGTGTTGGACACAGATGAAATATCTGTGATCTTTAAGGG